TATGTTTAACTAGCCAATCTTCTATATGATTTGGTCTTCCTGTTTTAAAATCCATTAATCCTCCTCACTTTATGTATCAGCTAGTCTTACAAATGTAGCATAAGTGAAATTATTATCACTTGCTCCAGCCCATTGAGTAGAAGCTGCTTGTACGTCTAAATGAAATTTACATTTACAGTTGGTTGTGCTTGTTACATCAAAAAGAAATTGTGATTGTGCTGTTAAATTTGTAGCAGAGGAAACAAAAGATATAGCAATATCTCCTCTTGATGCTAGATTATAATTAGTGTTATCTATTGTAGTGTAGATAAAAGCCTCACAAGATTTATCACTAGTGCTTCCTTGATAAAATGTACAAGCAAACGAAACCAACCAAAATCCTGTGGATGGAAAAGTAAAAATGCCAGAAGATTCTGTCATAGCACTTCCTAAACTTCCATATCCATATGAACTTGCAACAGCCCAATTAGATGCAATAGGAGTTGCATCACCAGAAGAACTTGAAGTTACTCTCCATTGAGAAGCATCAGTAATTCCACCACCTGGTTCAGCTTTATATGTTTGATCTCCGTATAATACTGTGCTTGAACTAGCCGTTCCTGTTCCAAGTCTAGCTGTCGGAACAGTTCCGGAACCTAGATTAGTTGCATTCAAAGCTGTAAAATTAATGCCGCTTGATGCAGGCATAGTTGCTGGGGGCGTCAGCGTGGATGCACTAATGTCCAGTGTTGCGCCAGAAGGAACCGTGAAGGTGTCCCCTGAATCCCCTAAAGAAAAAGCCGTTCCTGTGGCAGGTGAAACTTTATTTGTCTTTACTTCATCCGTAACTGTTAATCCTGCTCCTGTTGGTACTGTTATCGTATCACCAGAGGTGCCCAGCTCGAGAGCCGTGCCGCTTTGAGGATCGAGTTTATCTACTTTTAATACTGATGCCATTAGTCAGCCTCCTCAATCGTGTTGCCTGATGTGCCAAGCGTCAGCGTGGTTGCTGTTTTTGGGTCTATTTGGTCTACGAATATTTTACTCATTTATTATCCTCGTGCTGCTAATGCTGCAGCTTCTGCTTCTGCTTCTCTTGTTGCCCTGTCCTTGTAGTCTGCTCTTGCAGTAACAAGATTAACAAAATCAGTTTTGTTACTAGGAATAGGATCATTAAAGCTAGGATCATCCATCAGCTTTGTAGTCCACTCTCGCTGAAACCTTTTCCAGCAATTGCTTTTCTTTCCCTCAACAGCATCTTGCACCCATTGATTAATATCCAATAAGTCATTTTTCATACTCTTTTGGTCTGTATCATCTATGGTTACAGTTATTGTTAAGTCTGCCATTTTATACCTCCTTTAAGGTTGATTGTTTCGTCATTAGCATATTAAAGCTCCACTAAACCACGATCCTGATAATAAATTCCAAGTTTCGGTAGCTCCATCAGTTGTAGATGCACAATACGCAGTATCACTTGCATCCATATCTGCAATTACAGCTAAAGTTCCCTGACTTGTTTCAGGGCTTGATCCTCCACAGTCCATTTGATAATTACGATTAGATGTTACAATTCTTATATTCATAAGTTTAGTAGAAGCAATGGAATCATTCCGACTACTAAAAGAAAGAAAATATTTACCTGTTACAGGAGCTGTAAATGTATATGTGCCAGTATTATAGTCTGCATTCTGATCAAAAATTTCTCTATTAGATTCGTAAGTAACATAAGTATAACCACCTGTACTCATAGATTGTGTTGAATCTTTATCTGTTAAAAAAGCTGGTTGTAATGGTTTAGTTACACAACCTGCTTCATCAAATACCATATGAGCTGTCGTACCAACAGCACTTCCTAATCCTATTACTAAATCATCTTCTGAATCATCTAATCCAATATAGTAATCTTGTGCATGTCCATCAAATACTAGGGAAGTATCTTCTTCCGATGCGTTCCCAATAGTTAGTTTAGGAGGATCAAATAATAATTTAGCTTCTCCAGTAATTGCGTTAGCTGCTGTAACAGTTGTAACTGTATTATTAGTTGATCCCGTAAGTGCTGCACCGAATCCTGTAGCCGTTCCAGAATTGGCAATCGTAACTCCTGAAGGAATATTTATAGTATCACCTGAGGTACCCAGCTCTAAAGCCGTGCCTGTACTAGGATCTACTTTATCTACGTTTAACGTACTCATACTATAACTACATTACCTGTTATTGTTACCGTTCCCGTATAGGAAACTGGTCCTGCCAAGACAGCCGATTCAATGTAATGATCTCCGTCTATGGTTGCTTGATGTGTAAAAAATCCATCTTTGGCAGATTCCTGACCAATATATAAAGTACCATTTTGGTCTTTCGTTTCAGCCATATTATTCCTCCTTATGAACTAATTGCGTCGACGTAACTAACCCATACCGCACATGATGTCGCCGCACTCGCTTGAGCACGAAGCAAATCAGTATTTTGCATAACCATTTTAGCGCCCCCTTGAATAAGCTCTACACTTGATTTTGGTGCAATGCTAAGGTCATCAGCTATGTATACTATTGATGCCGTAGAACCAGCACCAGCCACATCAAACCATACATCCACTGTGATAGCAGACGTTGTAATATTGGTAAGTCTAATACCAATCAAAGCGTCATTACTATCGGCTGTGAGTAAAGTTCCAGCTGAATCAGTTACTTGAGATTTATATACTTTTTTAAAATCCTGAGCCATTTTTCTCCTTTTTTCTTATACTACAACGCGATTGACATTGCAATACTAAAACCGGCTGTAACGCCGGATGAACCTGATGAGGCTGCAGTTATCTGCCCTTGTGCATCAACTGTTAAATCCGTGTTGGTGTATGACCCTGCACTAACTCCCGTAGTGTCAATAGTCAATGTAACTGTTCCTGAAGTTCCACCACCTGTTAATCCTGTACCTGCCGTAACACCTGTAATATCTCCCACCGTTGCTGCAGCCCACGAAGGGACTCCTGAAGCCAGTGTTAATACTTCATCATCGCTTCCTTTCGCCAGTTTCGCCAGTGTGTTAGCGCCAGAAGCATATAAAATGTCTCCTGTTGCCGTCATGACTGATTGAGGAGATGCTGCCCACTCAGGTGCGGTTGCCCCTGAATTAGTTTGCAAAGTATATAGTCCTGTTCCTACCGCCAAGCGTGCTGGTGTATTTGCTGCGGAGGCGTACATCGTATCGCCAGCCGTAGTTAGGGTCATGTCCATCGTCTTGCTGGCTGGGAATGTACAGAATACATCCAAAGTGCCCGCAGTAAAAGTTACTTTACCATCACTATTTGAACTGGAAATTACAGTGTCACGGGATAAAGTATCCGGTGTAGCATCCGTAACCGTTCCTAACCCTACTTCCCATTCATCATATGATCCTTGATGATCTATACAATAATAGGTAGTATTGCCTGTTGCAATTCCTGCTACAAATGTTTCAAATCCAGTGACTGCACCATCTAAATCTAAAGTGCCTGAACCTGCAGTTGTTGACGTCTCCTTGACGCGATCATTTAAGACTAAAGCCATAGTACTCCTATGCTAGTCTTAGAATAGCGTCTGATGCGTCAGCAGTTGGGAACTGAATTGTAAATGTTCCACTTGTGCAAGTCTTATCTCCACCAAAATCTATTACAGCTACAGCTTGTTCATTGTCCGGGGTAGCGTCACTATTGTAAATAATAGCTCCTCGAGCAGTGATTGTTGCAGATGTCCAGCTGGTATCCGCAAAATCGCAACATGCTGTATCCGTACTTAATGCCGGAGTAACACTAGTTAAAGAGTTTCCAGCAGTAGTGTACCCACTGCCTGACGCCACTTCTCCTGAAGTCGTGTAAGCAGTAGTAGATTTAGTTGGAGTCGCTGAATTGGTGTACAATGCAATCTTAAAAGTATTGCCGGTTGATGCTGTAAAATTATGAACAGCCGTTAAAACTTCCGTCTTAAAGCTATTACATACAGCGGATCCTGTAAATGCCATTTTATCGTCCTCCTTGTTGAGTTGGTAATTTAATTGATCCCAACCCAGGTTGAATTGATGGGCGGGGAACTCTAATGACCCCACTCATATATTGGTCTCGTTTTCCACGGCCCATTTGTTGCGCAGCTACCTCTTGTAAAGCGGTCTCGTACGATTGTTGATATAATTGCAGCATTTCTGCTGGTCCCTTTAAATACTTAAAGGCTTCAACAAGGCATCCATACAAAATCAATGCAGGTGCGTTGTCTCCTATCCATGTGTTGGCATTGGTTGAAGTCAATCTATTTGGTAATTTAGATAAGCTCACTTCAACAGAATATGCCGCATCTGGAGTTGGTACTACATATACAGTATTAAAGTCCCATTGTGAATAATATTTTGGTGTTCCTTCAGTTGCCCTGTTAGGCCAGTACTCATTCATATAACTTACATCTTTTCGTTCTAAATATGTTCTAGCTCCACTGCCCGCAGCCGAATAAATTTGAACACTGTTAATGACTGAAAATTCTGTGGGTGTAAGAGTAGACCCTCCTGGTAATGTTAAAAATCC